ACACTCTGTCACGCGCCATGCCGAGCCTGCTCCATTTGGGCTGCACCAAGGTTTGACCCGTTGCGCCCAGGCTCTGTGCCACGGGTTGTGAATACGTCTCTCCCCTGTCATCACTCCATCGCAACCAGATCAGTGGCGCGTTATTGACCGGCGCTGGACCGGCCAACAGAGCGGCCTCGGGGAGGGCGGACTCGATCGGAGTGCCTGTCTGATCGAGCAGCGGAAGTGGGCCAGTCTGAGCCACCGTAGCTGGTGATGTTGCGGCCTGCACGTCCAACGAAAAGCCGGGATAAATCACACGCTTGCCATCATTCATGATGTGCGGAAAACCGCGACGAAAATACATCGGCGCTCCCGCATCCGTGTAGGCATTCTGGTCTATCTGATACAACGCCCCAGTCTCCCAGTCGAGACCGACATTAAGACCGTAGGCGTATGCTCCCACCGAAACGCGGTGGCGATGCTCAATCCCGTTGCTATCGATATAAAGAGCTTCGTGCCACAGACCTGTGCTTTTATCATAGCGCCAGGATCGGTCTGCGGTCGGAAAATTGATTTGGTAAAAAATGTGAGCACCCAACTGAAAACAGAATCCCTGCGCGTCTGCTGTGGTTGGATAAGTGTTCCATTCGGCCGTCAGCGCTGGATTGGATGCCTCTTTCGCGATATAGCCGCGCTCTTCCACCACAATATTGTTGCCGGACTGGTCCTGAGACAACCAGAACACTGTGCCGTCTATTTGCGCCACGGAATATTTGGCGCTGCACCCATGCTGAATGAATGGTCCGGGAAATATTTGAAACGGAAAATTAGCCCCTCCCGCGTCGAACCAGAATTCTGTCGTGCGCTGGCCGATCAATACGATTTCCCGAAGGGTTACGATGATGCTGACGAGATTGTCAGAATATCCATTTTTTGCCGCGAAGTTTAGAGCGTCAAATATGACGTTGTTGTCTTGCGTGCAATAAAAGTTTTGCGTTCCTGGTTGATTAAAGACCATAAATCCGTCGATAATATCGACGCGGTCAGCGCCATAAAAAGCATACACAAGACCAGATGAAGGCGGCGGAGCGTTTGTCGCGGCGCTGACGGGGGAGAACGTATTGTCGGCCAGATTGATCTGATAGCCGTTTACCGAACCATCAACCAGGATAGCGGTTTTCCCGTTGTCCGCCATCGACGTGATGCCCGTGGCGGTTTCGATCGTTCCTAGCAGGGTAAACTGCCATGACGGTGACACGGAATATACATTATTGCCAACAGTCGCGAACAAGACGCCAGAATTCGCCCAATAGAGACCGCGCCCCAGCCCCGGAGTTGGCGGCGCACCGAGAAGTGTCAATCCAGGTGCGCCGTAATGCGTGAGCGGGACCAGCGAATCTTTCGGATTCGCCTCGGCGTAGAGGTTGACCGATCGCTGCGCATCAGCAATGACACTGCGAGCCGTATAGGCGCCCTGGATCAGCGGGAGACGCACTACTAGGCGCCCTTCACCTTTCTTGCGTGCGGTTCACGACAAAATTCCGCCGCCAATGTCGGTGGCAACGACGCTCGTTGAGTTCTGAACGATGACGGCGTAATCACGGAAGTTGCCTTGTGCAATGACCGAAGTTCCCGCGGTGACGAACGATCCGTTGTTGGTCAATGTCCAAGAGGCTGCTCCGGCCGACTGATTGACGATTCGGACGACAGCCCCGGAGTTGAGGTTGGAAAACGGGAGGGCGGCCATATACTGCGCCACGGTTGGTAACGTAAGCGCCGCTCCGCCGGCGAGCGATCCCGTCATCAGAACGGTGCTCAATACATCGGCTGAGGTCATCGCCGACGCGGCCAAGGTGTGGGCCGTATTGGTGCTGTCTGACGTGATATTGACTTTTTTGGGATTGATCCCATAAGTCTCAATCGTGCCAGACTTCGATGCTGTCGCGATAGCTGCCGCACCAGGCGGCAGCGCGATAGATGACGCAGCACCATTGAAAGTGGTCAAGGTCTCGGCCTGGAACGGATAAACCGTAATCGTCGCCGTTCCCGTGTTCAACAAAAGTTCGAACATACCAGGCGCCGATGCAACGGTATTGACACCCTGGCCAGCCGTAACCGTGGCAATATTGTTGATGTTCGCTGTCAGCGGAGTTGCCGTAGCCTGCGTCGAACCGGCCGTTGACACCGCATCGTTGGCGGACAGGTTGGCCAAAGCGGTCACGGTGAGAGCGCTTGCGACAACACCTCTCGCGACCGTCCCCCCATTCACCAGATTGCCAAGGGTGTCCTGGGTGCCTCCGGTCGGCGTGAGAAGCAGCGATGCGGCAGACACTTGCTGCAACACTGAGCCGGTAATAACGAGAGTATCAGGTGCGTTTGCCATTTGGGAGCCTTCCGTTGCGTCAGTATACCTGATCGCTATAGATGTTATAGAGCGCTGGATTACCGAGGCCTCCCGGCATCCTCAATCGCGGAACCTGTGTATTCGCGCCTCGTATCGTGGCCAACGCAGATTTAGCGATTTCTACCGTATTCTGTGTTACCGAACACCCTGGATAGAGTGCTCCCAGCCTTAGGGTCAGGTTTGACCAAAGCGCCTCAATGAACTCGGGCGGCAGATTGATTGATTGCACATAACTCGTGAATTGCGAAATCGTGTCCTTAATGGACAAATGCAACTCGTAAATGCTCGCCTGCGGAACCGGCCATGGATAGACATACCCAATCGGAAAGGCGGCGTCATAGAAAATATACTGAGGCCAGGATACCAATGTTTTCAGAGCGATCGTGTTGTAGTCCTCGCGGCTTTCCAGGATTTCCAAGGGATAATCCACGGCATTCGGTTGACTCGTGACGTATTGCCGAAAGAACGCGGCTTCCAATCGGTCCGGCCTCGGGACATTGAAGTTTCCTCCGGGTCCGATTGAATACTTTTGCGCTCCGGTAGAGACAAACGATACGTCCAACAAGTGCCAGATCAGCCAGCGTTTGCGGTTCCACACCGCAATCATACCATTCAGAACATCAAACACGTCGCTATAGTCTTCTGCCAGCGCAGCTTGCCCCACCCCAAGAATGCCGCCAGCTTTCAGGGACAGTGTGATGATAGACTGGGGCGTTGTGAGCGGCATTCAGGCACCAGGGGTGGCGTCGTCTTGTTCGTCGTCCAGCACGCCACCCGCAGCCCGGAACACGGCCCGATGATGGTGTGCCGCACGATCGAACCCGGCCAGACTTTCGGCGCGCGCCTGAGCCGTTTCCCGATCTGCGATACGCCATTCCTCGATCAGGTCGGCGCGCTGTTGCTCACGTTCTGCGGTCTGCTGGCGGAACAGTGTCGGGTCCGCCGCGCGGCGGTATTCAGTCATTGAGATGCTCTGCGAGAGGCTCGGCCGGCAATGGGTTGAAATCTCTGGCGCGCCATGGCTTCCGGGCCAGCGCGTGTCCCCAGTCATTCCAGATCACCCGAACTTCATCCATCGTCGCCGGGTCGGTGAAAGCAAGCGCGGGACGCGGTGCGTTCGGCACGTCGCGCCAATCCAGTGTTGGATTCGCGGCGATGATGGCGTCTCGCGAAACTTTCACGCTGCGCTTCTTGGTGCCGTGGCGCGTTCCAATTCCTCGCGGAGCCTCGGCAACGACCACCGGCCGTCCGCCTTCACGCCAAGCAATGCAAGCTGATTGCGGATCGAGGTCTCTTCGTCGATCGGATCGCCGGCCAGTTGCGCCCGGAGCGCCGTGATTTCGGCCTGCATCTCAGCCATCGCACGAAGCTGCGCCAGTTCCTTCTCCAGGTCTTGAACGCGACTCGGCGAGGTAGGCTCCCGGTCTTTCCCCCCCAATTCGCGGCGCAGTCGGGCGATTTTCCAGCGCGGGTCAACCCGAATGTGGTTCTGCTCGCATCGCAGGATCAGCGCTTGGCGCTCTTCCTCGATTTGCGGCTCAGTCTTCCCACCCGCAAGGACTCGCTCTTCCTCTTCCTCGGAATGGACGATGACCTCATCCCAGATTTCTTGAGTTTCGGTCCATTCAACCTTGCGGGAACCGTTACCCACTTCAGTCGATCGATCGACCGTCCGAGTGCCTTGGAACGTCCGTAGCATCTTCGGGTATTCGTGGTACACGTAGGTTCGCTCAATTTCTCCGGTCTGCCGTTTCTTGAGCAGGGCGCGTGCAAAAACGCCGCCCTGCTGCATGAATGTCTGCTGAGCGATTTCCGTTTCTGGGCGCATTACTTCGTCTCCTTGGTGGTGTATCGTTACGGCACGTCTGGCACGACAACGGCCCACTCTGGCCTGATCCACAACGAACCCCATACGACGTCCATACGCGTGCCGGTCTGGTCAGTCCCGACGATATACTGGCGGACCATCCGCATTGACACGCCATCGAATTCGTGGCGCGCGGCCTGCACGTCAGGGGGGATTTCCAGATCGGCGGTGGCCATCGTGATCGCTTCCGGGACGAACACGATGTTCTTGCGATACGTGGTGTTGGCCGGACCCTGCAACGTAATCGTGGCGCCGTTCGCGGGGCTATTGTCCACCGTCTGATACTGGACCTGAGCGCCGTTGTTCGACGGGATCAGAGCCGGATAGATGGTGATGCTGGTCCCGCCGGATACCACAGCATTGACCACGACGAATTGACGTAGCTGGCCGTAGCTCTGTTTTTCGATTCGGTTCACACCGTTGCAGCCGGCAAACACGATAATATCGCCCTTGGCCAGCGTGCCGGTGATGGCATTCACCGTGATGGCAGTTCCGGTCTGATTGCCGCCATTAACAGTACCGGCGGAGAATGTTCCGCTGGTGTGCATGATGACGGTCTGGTCTTTCATCCAGTCCAGACCCAGCGCGTTCTTCATGCCGCCGGAGCGATATTGTTCGCTGATTTCCGGAACCGGATTGAACAATCCAGCCAGCGCGCCGCTGATCCTGGCGTCAGTAAACGGATTGACCACGACGCGGTGATTGAGTACTGGCGCCGACTGCGTGTCCAGAATGGCGTTCGCCGTCAGAAACGTCAGATTGGACGGCGTGATGACCGCGCCGGCCGCTTCATTGTCAATGTAGTTGCATACGCCGCCCTCGGCCCCGGACATGACGCCCACCGCGATATCGCCGGCCAGATTGTTGACCGCTGGCGCAATATAGCGTTCCGCAAAATCATCCACCGACAATGTCAGGTCGATCGACGGAAAGGACATATCGACGCCGTCCTGAGTGGCCATCGTCAGAGTGGTGAACTGTTCGCTCACGTCCTGGAACGAAGCCGCCGCACCGTGCCGCACCGTAAAATCGACGGGCAGGCGGATGCGCAACTGCGAACCGATCTTGGCCCCGACGTTGGCGTATTGGTTGTCGTACTGAGTGTCCAGGTTACGCATGAACGCATTGGTGTTCTTCCACAGGCGAACAGCCAAACGCGTGATCATGTTGATCGTGAGAAGGTTATTAGCCATTTCGATTTCTCCGAGGCGCGGGACTGTTCAGTCCCAGACAACACAAAATCCGTCTCACCAAACAGGTTCTTGATCGGATAATGACTGCCGTTTGCATCGGAAAATCGGGTAGCCACACGTTGCAACGGACGGCACGACGCACGGGTTACAGGCCCGGTCTGATTTGCGATTGGCCCGGCAAATTCGGGCGCGTATGGTTTGCGGCTAAGCGCGCCTCCGCAAGAATTTCTTTCCGAACTCAGACGACTCCAGCGCCTTGTTCCATTCTGCCATGGAGAGGCTCTCATCGTAGATTGTTGCGGTCGGAACCACTGCGGTCGGAGTGACGCGGACCGGAGGGCGGGGTGCGTTTGACACCGGGCGCGGCGCGGGGCGAGAAATCTCCGCCGCCATGCGGCCCATCTCCGCCGCCATGGCAACCGGGTTGCGTCGCAGCAGACCAGTGATGACATCGGCATCCTCTGCCAACTGCGTCACCAGTTTTGCGGCGGCGGAGGCTGGCAGTTCAACCAGCGCCTGCATGAACGCCTGATTGCGGGTGGCCCCGAGACTGGCCAGAAAGCCGGTCGCCTCGTTCCATGCTTCGTCACCGACTTCCTTGGCTCCCGTCGCGACAAGCGCCGCCTGCCGCGCCTCGAAATCGCGCTGCGCGATCAGGCGCGCCGCTGCCTGTTCCACCGTTTCGCCGGACGTGACGGCCGGGGTTTCCGGCTTGCCGGCTCCGATCAGTTTCCGGGTCGCCTCCAATTCCCGTTCCAGCTTTTCGGCGCGTTCGGACTCGGCGGACAGCTTCGCGGTCAGCGCCGCGAAACGCCGGTCGCCTGGCGGCCGCTTCTGGGGTGGTTCGACGGGGTCAGCCGGGACAGCCGGGGCAGGATCGGCTTCTGGGGGCGGCGCTGCGTCGGGTTCCGGAGCCGCTTGCGTGACATCCCAGGGATGGGCGCCCGCTCCGGCCGGGGCGGCGGTCGGTTCGACTTGTGGCACCTCTGATGGCGCCGTATCGGTGATAGTTTCGCTCATTCAGCCCTCAGTCGCACGGCCTTCCCGGCCGGTGGGTGGTGACACGGGGAGCCGCCCCGGACGGTCAGTGAACCGCAGCGATACGGTCATCCGTTACGATCCGCTTCGCACGAAGATCGTTGTCCAGTATCAGCGCCTCGGCGATTCGGTCCTTCTGCGAAACCGGACAGACATCGTCCGGCTGCGAGAGGCATTCCGTCAGCGCTTCCCGGGCCTGTTCCAGCAGACGCGGCGCAGTGCGTTCCACAAAAAAGCGCCGAGCCTGCTTTTCGGACACCTGTCCATCTACGCGAAGTCTGCGGTAGATCGCATTCTCCATCGCATAGACCTCGAACAGTTCGTTGGCCATTCCGATGGCTGTTTCGGCAACCAATCTGTGTGCATTGAGGCCGCCGCCGGCACGAATGGGGTCAATGACGCGTTTCGTGCGGATGTGGGGGGTTTTACGCATTGGCGGTCTTCCGGGTTGGGAAAAGCGTAAGCGCGGCGTTTGGCCAGCGGCAGGCGTTCCCAGGCATCCATGAGGCATACACAGGTTGCATGCAGTTCATCCCATGTTTCGGCGCCAGCTTGACGGATTTGGCTGGGCGGCCCATCGGCGATGCGGGCTTCGTGCCACGATGTGCCGTGGCGCTCATGGCGGCGGCGGGTTCGCGAGCGCATTCCGAGTCACTTCTTTGCCTTCGTTTTCTTCTGCGCCATTTTGTCGGACTTGTGATCTTCGGTGGTGCGCTCATACGCCCCGACTGAGATGCCGCCCTTTTTTGCCGCGCGGGCGTCGGCTTTGCGGTCTCCGGCGGAGCCTTCCCATTTGCGGGTCATCGGGGCTGCGGCTTCAGATATGGCGCCCATCCAAGATGACCTGGGTTCTCCTGTTCGTATCGCCCAGCGAGCGCACGCCGCGCGTCACTGCGCTCCCGTCCCGTTAAAGACAAAGCGGATTTCCATTCATCAGGGTATTTCCTCGCAAGCGTCGCTTCTTGGAACCCTGGATTCATACGCAATAATTTTGCTTCCTGCTCCTGAGCCTCACGTTCTTCATTTGCCCGGCGCGTCACTTCGCGCTGAGCTAGTGCCGGAACCTTCTCGCCGACGCGGCCAGCAAGATGCGCAATGGCATCGGACCAATGAATTCCGTTGCCGGTTGTGCGCCCCTTACCGTAAACATCGTAATCTCCCGGTGGTCCATATGATGGCGGCAAATCATGATCGGAAACCCGGACTTTGAGAGTATCGGGCAATTTGTCATGTGACAGACCAAGATATTCCGATCCGCTGATCTTGGAAGAATCGCGAGCGGTTGCATACCCCATATCTTTTGCCATTTCGGCGATACGTTGCACGACGGTCAATTCACGGGCCATTCGGGCCACCCCCGGGGGTCGCCCCTTCCTGCCCCACGTCCGGCACCCGTATCGGTAACTCACCCGATCCGCCTGTATCGGCGCCGGCCGGATTGACATCCTGCGCCACCGATTTCTGCAACGCGCCAACCACCGGCCCGAGATTGTCCTGAAACGCCTGTCGCATTTCCTCCCGCACGAGTTGCCGCAGCGTTTCCGGGTCAACGGGTAGCGCATCTTTCAACGCAGACAGGCGCCGCGTGTCGGCATCGAATGCTTTGACGGTGGCGTCGTCATCCTTGTTCTTAGCCTTGAGCCGTTCCTCGGACAGCGCCTGCATCGCCTCGCCCAGCAACCGGTTCTGGTTGGTCAGTTGCTTCTGCAACGCTGTAATGGCTTCCTGCGCCTTGGGTGGCAGCCCCGGTTTCAGCCGTTCGGCGATTTCGTCCGCCATCGGGAAATCGGCCACTTTGAAGAGCAGGTCGCCGATCAGCGGAATAAGTTGCGGCGCCTGCGTCAGGATTTGAACGATTGCGTTGAACGCTTCCCCGCGTTGTGTGGCGTAGTCAGGTCCAGTATCGCTCACCACCTCATATCGGCCGACGCCAGGATTGAAAATCCTCTGCGCGCCGCGAATTTCATGCGCCTTGTCTGATGACGGATCGATCTGGACGTACGATTCCGTGTCATCTTCCCCAAGGATTCGGATCAAGCGACGCGTATCATAAACCACGGGCGCCCACTCTAGAACAATCTGTCCCTGACGCCTGATCGAAAGCGCCTGATTGTTAGTGTAATGGTATGTCGCGCGTTCCGATTGACGCTGCCGCTCGTTGATCGCCCGTCCCGATCTTTCGTCTCCCGGCTTTCCCATTTCAGCCTGATACTGGCCGCTCGCCGTCATCATAAATTCGGCTGCGATCCTCGCCCCATCCATAAAAACTGGTGCTGAGACAGGGGGTTGCTGACGTTGCGGCGGCGGGATTTCCCTTCCGTTTTCGTCAACGTGGTTGAATGGCATGAAGGAGTGGTTTTCGGTGTTGGCAGTGCCCCAATACGTCTCATACCCCTCAAAAGCAACGGCTGGACCGATATAGGGCGTTTTGCTTTGCAGTGCGCCAAACTCGACCGAGGCCGACCAGTTGTAGTTTAGCATTTGCTGGGCGCCGATCATGGCGCGGGTATGTCCCTTGCGGTCAAGTCTCTGATCAATAATAGTCACCTCTCCGACCCAGGGGATTATGGGGATTGAACTACCGGGGACATCAGCCTCATCCACAACCATATCACCAGCGATAGTGTAGCATTTCACTGATTTTGTCACGACCCGGCGCCGTTTCAGAGAAGAGCCGCGCGCCTCCGCCTCTTTTTCCCATCGCTTGATGAGTTGGGCTGGGACTTTGCTGCGGAGGACCGTATTACCCTCGTCATCGCCGATCAGTTCGTCTGGCTTCTCGATGATTTTGTAGTATTCCGCTTCGCGTATGAATCCCTCTCTGATCCAACCCGCCTCTTGGTCATCAACTGCGTTGGTCGATGACAAGCGGTCCTTGAGTTGCGGGTATTTTTTTTCCATCATTTCACGGGGATGATCCGTGAAGATGAAACCACCCTTTGCGTCAGACCCGTCCGGTTCAACGGAATCAATCAGATAGCAACCCAACGGGTTCGGCACGCTGCGAATGTAAATCTCCTGGTCGAACGTTTTTTGGTCCACGTAATCCGAGCGCACCACGGTAAAACCAAGTCCGGCCTGAACCTGAAAATCAATCGCCATATCCTGTGCCATATTGGCATTGGAGATATTCGCAATGTGGCGATACAACCCCTCCATCGCTTCCGCAGCATCCTGCGTTGCACCATCCCCCGCGGGACGATATTTTACCGAGGCCTTGTTTTGCTTGGCTTCATTTGTAATGTGTAGGTTGTGCTGGCGCGTTTCGTTAACCGTAAGGCTGGGTCGGTTTCCGCGCGTCTGATAGATCGCATCAGGCCATTGCCAGTTATTATAGGCGTCGGCATTTGCAAACTTCAGGTCGGCCAACCAACGCTCCCGCGCCTCAGCCTCAATTTTTTGTGTCCTCCTGAACTCCCGATGCGCTTCTCTAACGATTGCATCGTGAGCGTTTTCATCGCCCAGGGCTAAGGTGTCGTCCTGACTGTCAAGAACTGGCATACAGAGACACGTGCAAATAAGTTACTTTTTCTTCGAGGCCGGCTCACGACCAGCCACGCGTTTCAGGTCCGCGGCCAGGGTTCGCACATCCCGCATCAGGGTTTCGTCGCGTTTAATCTGCTCGGCTCGGGCCAAGACGCGCATGGCTTCGTCGATTTCGTATTGACGCTGACGCTTGCGATCTTCATCAGAAATTTTTGGAGCGGAGACTGACGGATTGCGAGCCATCAAAGTTTTCCTTTTTTACGTCGCCTTTTGGCTCAGGACCCGGAAGATTCCATGTCAACCACACCGATCCGGCTCCCCTTTTTTGATCGATCATCAACGTGTGGAACCGAATCGGAAAACAGAGTCACCGCTTCACATCTTCCCGTTTCGACGCACCCGTATTGTCCCGACCGCGCGGGATCATAGCGCTCCTCAACGAAGGCGGATCGATGTTTGTCCGTTGCGCCGTGCCGGGATCAACGCGGCTCTCATCAAGGCTACGCAGCGGATGCTTGGACACTGACCCGCCAGACTGCGGCGATGGTCGAAAGGAGGGACTCACCGAACCATCTCGCGAGCCGCACGCATGGGCGACACCTCGGAACGGCGCCCCTCGCCACGCATCGCGGTCTTCATCCCGTCGCCGCGCACCTTCTGGGGGTCAGGCGCTTTCGATGGGCGCCCTTTTTCGGTAGCGCTGTCGCGCGGCTTGCCCTGCGCCTCCCGCATTCCGTCGCCGCGCTCCTTCCCCGGGTCAGGCGGCTTGGCCGGCTTGCCAGCCGATCCGTGCCGGTGGCCCATCATGTAGGCTTCATGCGGCGTTGGAACCTCTTTGCGAGCCATAGCATTAATCCTTGGTTAACGGCCCATCCATGCGCCGGGACGGGACTGGGGATAAATCGGAACGAATGGTTTCATTTTGGGTTTTGCGCTGGGCGGATCGCCTGATACTGCGCCGTAACGCCCGGCATCAGCGGCGTGACTCGTCCAATCGTGGTGCGGAACGTCTTGGAACACTTTGTTTTTATCGTCCCATGTCTTGCGATACTGCCGGAGCGCCTCGACAAGCCGGGCCGCCTTGGTTTTTTCAAACCAGCATCGCGGCAACATGGCGCGAACCGCATCTATTCCGTCATCCACCGGCAATTTAGGCGCCACCTCAAACCGAATTCCCAACCCGCGAGCGGTTTCCAGCCGGGATGCACCGGTTCCAAGTTCCCGCACCTCGATATCGTGTGGTGCTATGTGTCTTCCGTACACGTAACCGCGGTCCTGCAGGACCCTCGCGTAATGCGGTAAGCCTTGTCCACTGGCCTCGTAATAGTCAATCACCCTTATTTCACGACCCGATCGTTGTACGAACCATATCGACGTGGAGTCACCCACCCCGAGGTCCCACCACGTCTCTACCAGCAGGTTCGGTTCGTACGGCACATGCCTGATTCGGTCCTCGGCGTCTGCCTGTGTCATTTGCGCGCCGTAATACGCTCCGACAATCGCGGCCTGGAAACTGCAATAATATTCCTGCGCAATCATATCTTCCGACATGCCAGACGCGCGCTCTTCGGCAATCACATCCGGGCCAATGATGCCGGTGTCATCGACTGTCAGGATTTGAGCAAACCATCCCGCGTTTTCTTTCGCCATGTCATGCAACGTGGCGCCATGGTTTCGACCTCGGGCCGTGTAAATAAAAATGGCCCAACCCCCATTTTCCGCCAGGATCGGGCGTATGTAATCCCAAGCGCTGGGATCGGCTACGCTGTACTCTGAAAACACAAC